CCGGGGGTCGACGTTCACGACATGGTCGACAAGATGCTCAAAATCCATCGGTATCGCGAGAAATACCTGAAAAAGGCAGAAGTCGCATATGAATGGGTCACGCAGCACACCTGGGCATCGAAGGGTATCCAGTGGCGGGCGCTGCTGGCCGAAGCGCTGAAAGCCCAGGAGGAAGAAGATGGCGCACGAAAACTTGAGAGCGAACAAGGAACTCCTGATGGTAGTGAATCGGCAGCTCCATCTGCTTGACCAGGGCATCCTTCCTCCCGAACTGGAGAAAGCCGGCCTACAAGTCTTTGGTACTCGCGAGAACGCCATCATCGGCATGAAGCGGGCCAAGGACGCGGATAAGGTGGGGCTGGAGCATATCATCAAGACTTACGAGGAAGGCGAGGCGTGAGTACTCCACCTCTTCAGCGTGCCTCGTGCACCAACAAGGTCCGGCATAAGTCCTTGAACGCCGCATGGGCAAGCATCCGTCTCATGGAGAAGCAGGAGATCGACGTCAAGGGAATCCGGCCATATAGGTGCCGGTACTGCGGCGGGTACCATACCGGACACCATGGCCCAGGAGGCTACAGACGATGATGGACCCCTACCAAACCCTGGGCGTGCCCAGGGACTCCGACCCCAAAACCATCAAGAAGTCCTACCGCAAGCTGGCCAAGGAACACCATCCTGACCATGGGGGTGATGAGTCTAAGATCACCGCTCTGACTCTAGCGTACGATATCCTCTCAAATCCTGACAAGAAAAAGAGATACGATGAAACAGGTGAGAGTGGTCCCGACAACAGACAACCCCAGATCTACGCCGAGTTCCTCAAGATGAGTGAAGAGATCCTCTTGAAGCAAGAAGGGATGCCCATCAAGCAAAGCGTCGAACGCATCAGGGTAGGGATCGAACAGCAGATGAGTGATGCCGAAAGCAAGATCGACCATCAAGTCAAGGTGCTGGAAGCCGCGAAGGCTCGCATTGTGCAGGCTCCCGAGAACGATATCCTGGGCCACATGATCCAGCAACGCCTTGACGACTTCAAGAAGCAGAAGGATCAACTCAAGGCCAGCATGGAGATCGCCCAGGCCGCTCTCGCGCTATTCGACAGCTACGAGATAAAAGAGCCGGAAGCGCCTATCTTCACTTGGGGAACCGTCAATCGAGCTGGCTGGTAAGTTGACGACTCCCCATTCCCCCGCTAGGTTCTAGGCATGGCCAAGATGGGGCGCCCGCCCCTGACATTCGACAAAGAGAAGTTTGAGAGCTATTGCGCCATCATGTGCACGGAGGTGGAAATAGCCGCATTGCTCAAGATGTCAGTTGATACCCTTGAACGTAGAGTAAAGGAAGTCTACGGCCAAACATTTGCGGAGGCATATAAAACCCTGTCGAGTGGCGGAAAGATGTCTCTTCGGCGTGCCCAGTTCCAAGCGGCCGAGAAAGGCAACGTAGCAATGCTTATCTGGCTGGGAAAACAGCTCCTTGGCCAGGTGGAGCGCGGTGACTCTGCGCTGAGCGGTGAGCCTCCCATGCGGATTCACATCAGCGGCAAGCCAGACAAGGAAGACCTGAATACCGAGAAGAACGACAACCTAGAGATCAGCAAGGGCAAGCAGTGAGCTTGACGGACATCGTCCCATTCCGCGGTCAACGCCAGATGCTCGCGCTCCCGTGGGCTGAACCGGATATCCAGAGCTTCAGCTATGTGGCCGGCTACGGCGCAGGCAAGAGCACGCTCGACGACATGCTGCTCTGTGACCTGGCTGACCGCTACTGGAAACACGATGTCCAGGTGGCGATCTTCTCGAACACGATCAGCCTGCTCAAAAAGACCGTGGTAGCTGACTTCGTGAAGTGGCTCATAGAGTCGGGTTCGAAGTACCACTATGACCGCTCACAGAACGTCATCACCATCGGCAAGATGACCTTTCTGCTGCTGGCCTCCGGCCGCCCCGAGGACATCTATGGCTCCAACGTCCATGTAAGCCTTTCCGACGAGATGGACGAGCTCGAGCAGACCAAGTGCATCGAGGCCCACCGCGCCATCCAAGAGCGTACGCGCCTGACGCTGCCCGATGGCCGCAAGCCCTTCACCGTGTTCACCACAACCGCCCAGGGCTACAAGGGCACCTACCAGATCATCGAGCAGTACAAGGAGCAGGGCACGCCCTACGCCCTGGTACGCGGCAAGACCAAGGACAATACCGCGCTTGACCCCGGCTATGTGAAGCGGCTCTATGACCTGTACACCCCCAACGAGCAGCTGGCATTTCTCGAGGGTCATTTCGTGAACCTCACCTCGGGCCGGGTATATCCCGAGTATGACGAACCGCGGCACTACATTGACCCCTTCGAAGTCTTCCCGAACGAGACCATCCACATTGGCCAGGACTTGAACCAAGGGTTTAGCAAGGCTGTGGCGTTCATCATCCGCAACTCAACGCTATACGCTGTGAAGGAGTGGAGTTTCGCCGACATTGGCCGGGCCCCCGAGGCCTTCCGCCATGCCTTCCCTGTCAATGCGATATGCTGGTACCCCGACAACTCAGGCAAGCCGGTGCTGGGCGGCTATGTTGACGAGGCCAGCTCTTTCGATGTCAAGATCATGTGGACGGGCCGAAACCCCTCGATCCTTGACCGCATTTTCAACCTGAACAAGATGCTTCGTGTCGACCGGGTGAAAGTGTTCAAGACGCTCAAGGAGTGGCCCATGGCGCTCAAGACCCGCGGGTTCGACAAGAACGGAGTGCCAGAGAAGGGAAAGGGGCCGACGTCTCCCGACCACGTGGCCGACGCGGCCGAGTACTGCTGCTTCTGGGTAGTGGCCAACATGGAAGAGTTCCGCGACCTATATGAACTGACCCCAGCGGCGAGGAAAAACTGATATGCTGTGCCCTAGGTGCGTTGAGATGCGGCAACGGGTAGAAATGAGAGAGCTAGGAAAAAGCGGCTCGACACAATACTTTCTATGCATGACCTGTAAGTACAGGCTGACCGTCCGGGGCACCTCAGTCGATAGGCCGAGAATCGAGGAAGGGGAAATGTTTGCCCCAGAGGAAGACGTAGATTGAAAGACTTCAAGCAACTAGCCGCCACCCACCCCAGTGCCAACTACAAGAAGATTTACGAACTGATGGCTGGCGCCCAGACGCCCAAGCACATCCATGAGGGTGTCGCCGACGGAATGGAAGTGCCCATCCAAGCTGCCCATTCGCCCAAGGATATCGAGGTCATGCGCGGGGCCCTGTGGGACGAGGTCAAGACGGGCATGGCCATGGATGGCACTTCTCGGACCATGGAAGAGGTGGGCCAAGGCCTGACGGTCAACATGGAGAAGCTGGCCAAGCAGATCACCGCCAAGAGCGAGGGCATGAGCGCCGATGCCTTCTTTAACGACTTCACGGGCATCGGTACCGGCCTCGACCCCGGCACCTACAACGCGGCTTCTATCCCCGTGGTGGTTTCCCCGCAGGAGGCGACCAGCTACTACAGTAACGGCGGCATCGCTGGCACGGTCATCGACAAGAAGTCCAGGGGCATCTTCACGAACGGATACCAATTCATCGGTGGCCTGACGGAGGACGAGCTCAAGGAACTCAAGGATCACGCCGACTCCCTGAACTTCGCTGAATCGTGTGTCGAATGGTGGCGTGACGGCTGGATCTATGGTGGCGCCTGCCTGATGCCCTGGCTCAAGGGCGACAACGTACTGACCCACGAAATGACCATCGAGCAGCTGGGAAAGGCCGGAATGCTCAAGGAAGGATGCCTTCAATACTTCTGGACCGCCGACCGGTGGAACTCGGTGCTCATCCCCAACTACAACATTAGCGCCCGCGACTACCTGACCCCCGAGGAGTTCTATATCCCCCTGGCCGGACTCTCGATCCGCACTGAGCGCATGGCCATCGCCCGACCGAAGAAACTTCCCTATTGGGGTACAATCCGACAGATGGGCTGGGGTATCAGTGACTTTCCGTCCTTCATGCCGTCGCTACTGGCCTATGAGATCATGATCCGGTCTATCCCGATCATCAGCCAGCAGCTCAGTCTGGTCTACCTTCACCAGCCCATCGATATCGTCCTAGCCCAGTCGGGCATGAACGCTGTCAAAAAACTTCAGGCAGAGAACCAAGCCGCCATCGACCAGTGGAATCCGCTCAAGACCCAGGTCATCAACATGGCCGGCGAGCTCAAGAGCATCGAACGCCACTGGACCGACTTCGACAAGCTCATCCTGATCGGCAAGCAGGATGTAGGCGCCAAGGCCCAGATCTCCCATACGG